TCTAAAACAAAAGGAAACAAGTTCTCTTGACTTATCTGCCTCTGGGTTGATGATTAAGTTTAATTACTTTGGTAGAGATACTTCTGCTGGTATTGGTTTCTTATCTGTAGATTCTTATCCAATCGATGATACTAATCTTGCGAATACTGCTGCGATTACAACTCAAGAAATTCCATTGTTTAGTTCTCCTACAAACAATAAAAGGTTTGACTTGAGAGATTCTGTTGACTTCAGACCTATTAAAACGAATACTGTAACACCATCTGCGACTGGTACTGTTGCATCGGCACCAACTAATCCTGCTATATTGACTACATTTAGTATCGATTCTGATGGTGCTTATATGCCTACCCCAGATGAGAATTTCCAAACTGATATTCAGTTTTACCTTCCACGTAAAGATAGAATATTAATGAATAAAGAGGGCAATGTAATTGTTACTAAAGGTGTTGCTTCTATTGTTCCAAGAACTCCTGAAGAAACTGCTGGTGGTATGACACTTGCTGTGGTAGAAATTCCACCATATCCTTCGCTGTCACCATATGTTGCTAAGAATTATAATAGGACTGATTACCAAGTTACATTAGATCTTGAAAATAACCGCAGATACACTATGAAAGATTTGCGTGTGGTTGAAGAAAGAGTAAAGAATTTAGAATACTACTCATCACTTAATGCACTTGAGTCATCTGCTAAGAATAAACAAATCTTTGGTTCTACTGGAATGGATAGATTTAAGAATGGTTTCTTAGTTGACAACTTTGATGGTCATAATATTGCTGATGTAAACAAGGCAGGTTATCGTGTTGCGATTGATAGAACCAATTCACTTCTAAGACCTAAATTCCTTAGATCTGATGTAAGTTTCACGAATGATTTGGATCAGACTTCGACAAATATGGTTAGGACTGGTGATTTAATCACTCTATCATATACTAATACTGCATTATTAGATCAACCATATGCTAGTAAGATGAGAAACCCTGTACAAGAACTAACATTCAATTGGCATGGTGAAATTAATTTAAACCCACCTGCTGATAATACTGGTGATACGACTACGTTACCTGATATTCAAGTAGACTTCAGAGGAATGTATGATGCTATTGCTAATATTGCAGACCATATAGGAACTGATTGGGGTGCTTGGAATACTACATCTTCATCTGTTGTTGCGTCAAGAGAAATATCCAGACGAACTTGTCGACAAAACCAATGTGGTTTTACTACTTTATTTGGTGGACAAAGGTTTACCTCTGTCACGTCTCAGGATACAGTTCAAACTAATCAAATTAGACGAGGTATTCAATTATCTGCAAGTCCTTCTACAGAAGTTATATCTTTGGGTAATTTTGTAACTAACGTTGCTGTAAGAGATTTCATACGTTCAAGACTTATTCAGTTTACTGGAACACGTATGAAACCTAACACACGTGTTTATGCATATTTTGATGATGAGAAAGTATTTGATTACGTTACTCCTACCAATTCATCTTTTGCTAATACAGCAAACGAAGGAACTGCAATAACAACAGATTCTTCTGGTAATGTTTATGGTGTGTTCCGTATCCCTAACGATGATACATTAAAATTCAGAGTTGGTACAAGACGTTTTGAGTTAAAAGATATTGCTGATACTATAACTTCATCAGATTTAGCAACTACTTCTGCTCATGGTGATTATACAAGTATTGGTTTAGATATAACACAACGTGGTTCTTCTATTAATATGGTAACTCCTCAGATATCTAGAAACGAAGTAACAGACAATAGAACAATATCTTCTACAACCACAAGTTCAAGGGGTTGGAGATGGATGCCACCAAACCCACCTAACAATGACCCAATATCACAAACATTTACAGTGGTTGCTGATGAAGCTGATGGCGCATTTATTACTAAACTCGATTTATTTTTTGGTAAGAAGTCAAGTACGTTCCCTATCACGGTTCAAATTAGAGAAGTTGAAAATGGTTTCCCTACTACAACAATCGTTCCTTATGGTTCTAAAACTTTACAACCTGCTTCAGTAAGTGCTAATACTACTATTGCGAATACTGCTACGTCATTCACCTTTGACTCACCTGTATTCTTAAAGAATAATACTGATTATTGTTTTTCTGTTTTACCTGGAGGAAACTCTGACGATTTCGCATTATGGGTTTCTAAATTGGGTGGGAAAGATATTGATACCAATATGCTAATTGATAAACAACCTGCTGCTGGTGTGATGTTTACTTCTGCAGATAATAAGACTTGGTCACCAATTCAATCTGAAGACATTAAGTTTAAATTACATAGAGCAGACTTCACAAGGAATACAGGTACAGTTTACTTAGAAAACGATCCAATCGATTACTTTAGTGTAGATAACTTCTACGGAACATTTAATAATGCTGAAAAAGTTATTGGTGAAGGTATCGTAACATTGAGTGGTGTTAGTGGTAATGCTGCAGGTGTTTATGTTACAGTTGGTACGACTATTGCTAATAATTCTGGTACTGCAGCCAATGGTGTTGTTAGAAGTATTGTTAATGAGTATGCTAATGGAACAGTTATTGTTAAGGTTGATCCATACAATCCAAGTAAGTTTGCTACACTAGCAACTGGTAATACAACAGTTAATATTTTAAGTTCAGACTTCACTAGTGGTGCTGGTCAAGTGAAAACGTTTACTGCTAATACTAACAGTGGTTTTGTTAAGTTCGTAGATGTCACGCATGGTAAGTTATATATTGATGATTCTAGTGGTTCATTTGCTAACGGTTATATCCGTGGTCAAGTATCGGGTGCGACTTCAAGAGTAACGACTGTTGATGATATTCGATTAAATACTATTGTTCCTAAAGTTCCTTTAATAACTTATTCAAATACTACATCTTCATTTGGTATTAGAACTACATCTACTTCTGGTACAATTAGTTCTACTTATGAAGAAATTGCATTGGGTGTAGAAAATACATTTAATGATGCAGAAAAGAAAGTGTATTCTAAAACAAATGAAACTGCTTTAACAGCAGTAGATGGTTCTAAGAAAACTTTAACAATTAAAGGCACATTTAGTACAACTGATACTAGAGTTTCTCCTGTTATTGATAATACTAGATCTAATGGTATTGTTCTAGGAAATGATATTAATAATATATCAACAGAAGAATTTAAAGAAGTTGGTAATTCACTTGTTAGATATATTTCTAAACCGATTGAATTATCTGATGGTCAAGATGCTGAAGATCTAAATGTATATTTAACATCATACAAACCATTTGGTACTGATATTAAAGTGTATGCTAGAATCCACAACGCAGAAGATGCAGAAGCATTTACTGATAAAGATTATACACCATTAAAACAAATCACTGCAAGTAATACTTATTCTGATAGTGTTGATACTTCTGACCTTAAAGAATTTGAATATGGGTTTAGTGCGAATACAGATGGTCAAGGGTTCTTGAGTACTGCTAACTCTCATGCTCGTCTACATAGTGGAAATAATGATGTAGTTGCTTATCGTTCTGCTGGTGGTGGTATCTATCATACATATAAAACATTCGCAATTAAAATTGTTATGACTTCAGAAGGTACTAATATTATCCCATTGGTTAATGATATGAGAGCAATTGCATTACAAAAATAATGGAAGTAGTTAATATACAAGATAATGAGGATTTAATCAGAGACGTTTCAACAAGAGCAATCTTAAACTCTGATATGTCCTCACTAGAAAAATATAGAGCGAGAAGAAATAAGGAAAGAGAAATGAACGATGATGTTCAAAACTTAAAGCAAGATGTTAATGAGATTAAATCTATGCTTAAACAACTATTAGAGAAATAATATGTCAGTAACAATTTCAAATACTAATTTAACCCACAACTTTAATACGTGGCGAACTAACACCAACCTATTATCAGATGCTATGAGCAACAATGTTGTCACGGTTTGGCGAGGTGGTGCTAATCGAGGTGGTAAGGTTACAGGCAATGGCCATATTTCTGGCACATTCTCTTCTACGAATCTAAGAACAAGTGTACTTAAAGGTGGTAACACTACTGTTGGAAGTTCGATTACAATTAGTTCTAATACAACAGTAGACGGAACATCTCTTGCAATCTCTGCTAATACTACGTTCACTGGTAATGTAAACTTTACGTCTGTCGGTACTGATAGAATTATATTAGGTGATGCAAGTAGAATTAGATTGACTGGTGGTTCTAATAACAATATTATGGTTCAGAATAATTCTGACGAAATTCAATTTACAGCAGACCCAATCGCAAATTCAATTACGATTGCTGCTGGTAATGTTCAAACGTTACTAGATGCTAAGGAAAATGCTGGTGAATCTGCTGATCAATCAATAGCAATGTCAATTGCGTTAGGATAGAGATATGGGTGCAAAAGCAAATATAATCATTGACCAAGGTGCTGACTTCGCAACGTCTATCGCCGTTGCTGATGTTGACGGAAACATTGTCGATTTATCTGGATACACCGCAAGAGGTCAAATCAGGAAACACTACACTTCTTCGACAAAGACTGATTTTATTATCACATTCGGGATTCCAAGAACGGAAGGAGTTGTTAATTTGACTCTATCAAACGCAAATACTGCTTCGATGGAGGCAGGTAGATATGTTTTTGATTCAGAATTAATATCAGGTGCTGGCGTTGTTTCTAGAATGGTTGAAGGAATAGCAACAGTGACACCTGAGGTAACGAGGTAATAGATGGCAAACTTTAAAGTCAAGTTGACACCAACAACTCCAAACTTTACATTAAAGAACACTTCAATTGCTGGTGCTAGAATTGATAAGATGGACGACATCGTAGAAGTTGCTGATAATAAGGTAGATGGTGCTGTACTTGTATATAAAGCAACGACGGATAAGTACGAATTGAAAAAGGTTTTAACTTGGGATGCTGCTGCTGACAATTATAAAGTTGACGGCGGTGAGTTCTAATGTCTGCTAATACTCTATTAACAATAAAACGCAGTCAATCGACTGCTGCTCCAGTTGCCCTTGCTAATGGTGAATTAGCATATTCATATTCTTCTGACAAATTATTTATCGGACAGACTGCTAACTCAAGTGTAGCAACAAGTGTTGAATATATTGGTGGTAAATTAGCAATGGATAAAATTGCTAATTTAGAAAGTATTGTTATTGAGGGAAATCAAATTCATAATAATATTACAATTAATGGTGAGATGACATTCTCTACTTACACTAACAATGCTGTACTTATTGCTAAGACTGGTGGATTGGTGGATTTCGTAACTGGTACGAGTGGTAAAGTTATGCAGATTGCTGCGAATGGCACACCCACTTTTGATGATTTGAATGGTGGAACATATTAGATAATGTCATATACAGATGCTGAGGAAGTCTTTGGATTATATACAAAGGAATCGGAAAATCAACTTGTAGAATATAATAAGATGATTATTGCTTTGAGGACTAAGATAACTTTCCTTGAGAAACAAATTGAAGAACAAAATAAAATTCCAGTCCCAAGAATGATTGTCGAACAGATAATTGAGTTGGAACAAAAGAATAGAAAATTACAGGATGATTTGAAATTTTACGAACCTCATATACCTGAGAATGTAAAAGCAAAAAGGAATAAACAGAAAGCACCAACCCGTAAAGGTGGATTGCGATAAAAGGTATATTTTTATAAATATATTAAATAACAAAGAATTAAACAAAGGAGTCCTCAATGGCAAGTATAATTAAATTAAAAAGATCCGCAGTCGCAAGTGCTGTCCCATCTACACTACAAGAGGGTGAGATTGCAGTAAACATTGTTGACAAGAAACTATATGTCGGTGGTGTAAATGGTGGTTCAAATACCCAAACACTATCTGGAGACCAGTATAACTTAACATCATCTAACGGTTCTGATGCTGCAACGATTACGTTGACAGTTGATAACGATGTACTATCTAATGACGCAATTACGATTGCTGGTGGTGAAGGTGTTGATGTTTCAGAATCAGGTGGCACAATTACCCTTGCTGGTGAAGACGCAACTGTATCTAATAAAGGTATTGCTTCTTTTGCTACAGCAGACTTCTCAGTAACCTCTGGTGCTGTAAGTGTTAAGACTGGTGGTATTGCTACTGCTCAACTTGCTGCAGATGCCGTAGATGGTACGAAGATTGCTAATGACGCAATCGCTGCTGAACATATTGCTTCTAATGCAGTTGTTTCTGATTCAATCGTAAATAAAACGATTGTTGGTGGTGACATTGCTGATGCTACTATTACTGCTACTCAACTAGCAAGTGGTGCAATTACTGCAAACACTGTTAGTAATAACTCTGTTGCTTTAGGAACTAAGACAACTGGTAACTATGTTGCTACTGTATCTGGTACTGCTAATGAGATTACTGTATCTGGTTCGGGTTCTGAAACTGCTGGTGTTACAGTTAGTTTACCTGATAATATCACAGTTGGTAATAACCTAACAGTATCTGGAAACACTGCTGTTACTGGAAACGTAACTGTTGATGGTAACTTAACCGTTGAAGGATCTACTACTTATATTTCTTCATCTACTGTAAACGTTGATGATAGTGCAATTAAATTATCTGCTAACAACTCTGCTGATACAGTTGATATCGGTATGTATGGTAAGTATGTTGTTGGAGGAACTGCTACGTTTGGTGGTTGGCATCGTGATGCTTCTGACTCTGGTGTGTTTAAGTTCTATAAGGATTTAACTGCAGAACCTACAACTACTGTTAATACTGGCCATGCTTCTTATGCAATCGGTCAAATCGAAGCAGTTATTGACGGTGGAAGTTATTAATACGTTATAAATAGTATAAAGGGAACGTTAATGCTTATATAAGCATGTTCCCATTAAATTTTGGACTATATAGTCCGTGAACAATTAGAGAACCATAGATATGGCATCAGTCGTAAAGATTAAACGTTCTTCCGTACTAGGGAAACGTCCTACTACAAGTGAAATTACAGGTGGTGAGTTAGCACTAAACACACGTGACGGAAAGTTATTTTCGTCAGATGGATCATCTGTATTTGAAGTTGGCGCCAATGTACATTCCCTTTCAGTTGGCACTGGCGGAATAAGTTTTGCCAATGGTTCAATGATGATGCCTTCATCTGATGGTAGTGCCGATCAAGTTTTAAAAACTGATGGTTCAGGATCCCTTTCGTGGACTGATCAAAGTGCTTCTTCCGCAGTAGATTTATTATCACCATTCCCCTTCTATAGATCTAATGGTGATTTAGATTCAATTACAGTCATCAATGCAGAGTTCCCTTTCTACAGAGCGAATGGAACTAAAGATGTCATCATAATTACAGGATAATACATGCCAGCAAATACAAATATCATTCCAGTCAAACCGATATATACGGGCAATAATGTAACGTCATTAGGTGAAATGGCAGTTGGAGAAAAGATCTCTGGTGCGTTTATTGACTTTGGTAATTATACAACTGTTGCAAATACTCAAGCATTACACACTAGTGTTACTGCTAACCTCAATTCATACATAGCAAACACTAATCCTAGAATAACTAATGTATTAAGTTCTATTAGTGGAACTAACACTGCTATTCGTTCATTAGTTGACACTAAGATGTCTGTTGCAAATACTCAAGCACTGTTCAATTCGATTAATGCTAACAACGAAACTGTCAACACTAAGATGTCTGTTGCAAATACTCAACTTCTAGTTAATTCTAGATTAGGTAAGTCAGCAACTGTTACATTGACTGGGGATATTACTGCAAGTGCTTCTGCATTTAGTGCTAATGCCGTATCAATTTCAACTACCTTAGCAGACTCTGGTGTTGCTGCTGGTACATATGGTAACAGTTCTGTTATCCCAGTAATTAGTGTAGATTCTAAAGGTCGTATAACTACTTCAACTACAACATCTGTTGCTGGTGTCACTAGTGTGTCATATTATGGTGCTAATGCTACGTTAAGAGTTGCTACTGCTGACGGCACAAACCACGATGCTACGATATCTACTAATGATAAGATGACGGTGGCAAATGCCCAAGTATTACATACATCTATTACTGCTAATCTGAATAGTTACATTGCTAACACTAATCCTAGAATTACTAACTTATTGTCTAGTGTTTCTGGTACAAATACAGCAATTAGATCTCTAGTATCAACTGAGTCTGGTAGAGTCGATTTAGTAAATACAAACTTAACTGGCACCAATACTGCTATTAGAACTTTAGTGTCTGATAGAATGCAGGTAGCAAATGTTCATACATTATTCACTAATGAAACTGCTAATACTGATTCAAAATTAAATTCGTATGTTGCTAACACTAATCCTAGAATAACTAATATTCTATCAAGTGTAGCATCTACTAACACTGCTTTAAGAACTTATACCGATGACTCAATTGCAGCACTTGCTAATTCAGCGCCAGTTACTTTAAACACTTTAAATGAGTTGGCAGCAGCACTAGGAGATGATGCTAACTTTGCAACAACTCTAACTACTAACCTAGGACAAAAACTTGGTTCTGCCGCTTCCGTAACGTTAAATGGTGATGTGGCAGGTACTGCTAACTTTAGTGCGAATGCTGTCACTATTACGACAACCGTTGCTGATGACTCTCATAACCATATTATTGGTAATGTAGATGGTTTACAAACTGCATTAGATGCGAAAGCAACTTGGTCTGGCTTAACTGCTACCAATACTGCTATTCGTTCTTTAATCAGTTCAAACGATACAGATATTACTAACCTTCAAACTGAAGACGGTGATTTGTGGTCTGGATTAACTGCTACTAACACTGCTATTAGAACTCTAGTTTCTGATAGAATGCAGGTTGCTAACGTTACGTCTAGATTTGTAACTTCTGATGCATCGATTGCTGATAAGATGTCTGTTGCTAATACTCAAGCATTGTTTGCTAGTGTATCTGCTAACAACTCAACCATCAATACTAAGATGTCTGTTGCAAATACTCAGGCATTACATACATCTGTTACTGCTAACCTGAACAGTTACATTGCTAATACTAA